CAACTTCTTTATTTGATTCGTAAATCTTAGTCTTCAAACCCCAGTCAAATGCCACCTCATCAATAGTCGGAAAGAAGATATCCCGAATCTGCGGATAGGTTGGTGCAAAGTAACCTAGTGGCACTTTAGGGAATTCCCAAGATTTATCGCAAAGACTTGAACAACCTACCCACGTTTTTCCTGATCCAAATCCAGCGACAAATGCACGAAACTTATTTTCAAGCTGTAAAAAATTAGCCTGAGGTACATTCAGGGTCGGATTGATGTTCGGCATTTTCTTTACTCGCATCTACGACCTGAATGGTCACTTTGACTGGTGTTGGATCATCAGCGCCCTCACCATCACCATTTTTAATACGATCAATCTCAAGCTGCTTTAATTGGGCATCTAATAGCTGGGTGTCATGACCTTGCATTTCATCTTTAATTTGTTTAATGATGCCTTGCTTCATATATTTGTTTTCACCCCAACCGCTGTACATCTTTTGAAGCTCATTAAGGCGAACTGCTTTGTTAGCTAAAGGAATGTCATAAACATTTGTTCTAAAATCTTTTCGAGTCTTCTCAAATAGGTCTTTTAATTTTTTACTAAGATTGCGACCTGTATATTTTGTAGGGTCGTATAAAGCCACCTGTTGGCGACTAATTTCTATTTTAAATTCTTGCTTTACAGTGTCTGCTACTTGTTGAGGGGTTTCAAAGCAAGCAAGAGACTGAACTATAAAGATTTTTACAGGCTCTTTAAGTGCTGCCACAACCACCCCTCCGTAAAGCTACGTAAAGCAAAGCAGGCAAAAAAATTAAGCCAACTTCAATAAACACGTACCGCATGCATGAGCAATGTTTGCTCTTGATACTGTTGGGCCATTATTCGCCAAGTCTGCCATTCTCTGAACGTCTGCCGATGCACCGTAACGTCGAACCACCCCGAAGAATTCCTCTACATCGTGACCGCGCATCTGCAATACAGCATGACCTGTGTGGCTGTCATAACATGGACCACCGTTTGGACTAAGCTTTTGCTTAAAGTGATAAAGCTCATGTTCAACCAGTGCCATGAAATCACCATCTGAGCAATACGAGCAGTAATTAGCATCCAATGTAATAAGTGCCTTTGGTAAGAATCCAAACCATTTGATCATCTGTGCTTCTTGCCTGTACTTCTTCCAACCGCCCGCTTGAATTTGAATAATCTCGGCTTGACCTAAGACAATACGACCTTGCTTTGTAAAAGCACTTTCAGCCCACAAAAAGCCAATGCCTGAATGACCAACCAAGTGCTCATGCTCTTTGTTGTAAAGTTTGCTGCTTGGATTAAGAATCGTCTCTTGTAGCCAATCATGGATATCTTTTGCGGGCTCAAAAAGGAATTCTTCACACCAGTCATGTTCAATTAGTTCTTTTGGTGGGTAAGGTCTTTTCATTGCATCATTTCCCATGCATACATCAAGTCATCAGGTGTATTTAAATAACACCCATGTTTTAAGCAAAATGCATGTATGTCGTTTAGGTATTCAGTGAATTGATCAACCGATGCATCTGTGGTGCTAATCAAGTCATTAAGACCATTTGCCACTTGCTCATACATTGGGTGGTTTTGATCTTTTAAGACTTTGACTGCTGCAAATGTATTTTTATATTGACCTACATCATCACGATTAAAGATGACTGATAGAAACTTCTTCTTGAAATATAAGTGCTCTGATTCTTTATCGTTGCCTTGGCGTTTAGCCCATTGAGTGAGCCACATCCAATACAAACGGTTTTGAGCTTTGGATCTATCTTCTTGCTTCTGATCAATCCTCACCACCAAAGGTTTATTTTCTTCTAATGCCTTGGTGTAATTGGTGTGCATGAAGCTGATAGCTTTAGTGATGTCGGCATGGGAGTTGATAGGAAACACGGCTTTTTGCATTTCCTACTCCCTACAATTAATAATATTTTTAGGTAAGATTTTTACCTTCAACGCCACGATTCAAACGATCACGTGTACGTTGCTCAAATAAAGCCAAAGCATTTTCCATATATGTGATGGCTCGTTTATTTTCATCACAAGGGAAATTGCCATCTAAAATTTTGGTGCGATGAATCAGAATTGCAAGTAAGGCTTCACTGGTTACACCATTGACACCATTAGCTTTTACTGGCCCATTTTGAAAATTAATAGCAGTTGTTGTTTCACCTGCATCAATGGCGTAAAAGTGACCATGTGGTAAGTAGGTAGGTTTATCACCATCATTACTAGGATCAGGATCAATCCATTCTTGGTGGGTAACATTTACACCGTTGTGATCGGTATGAATACCAACACCCCAAACACTACTACCCAACAACCCTAGTGCTACTATTTTCTTACTCATTTTCTTCTCACATAAAAAAAGAGCCATCAGGCTCAGGTTAAAAAACTTCTTTATCTGTTTGACTCAACATCCGATTAGTCTTAATCAACATGTGATCAAACCACACCTTCGATTCATCACGACTCATTGAGTGATATTGATCAAGCCACTGGTGACAGTCTATACATAACGGAATAGTGAATTTATCTGAGGCTTTAATACCTCTACCTTTGCCATGCTCAGCGAAATTTGAATGAGCTGCTTGCGATTCAGGATTTCCACACTTCACACATGGCAACGAACGAACCTGATTGAGTCTTTCTGGGCTGCGCATCGAGCACCACCAATAAGAAAAGAAAAACCCATCAACATCTAGAATGCGAGGGGTTTTATGTGCCGTAATACGTCCGGCAAAAGTTACTTCGGTAATTTCAAATCAACATCAGGAATAACAGTGGTAGGCCGGAAGTCCACCTTATAACGGTAAACACTTACACCCTTACTATTAAGCTGCTCAGAGAAATAAGTGACATTATCTGAAATGCCGAGCGAATGTTTTTTAAATTCATCTGGGCCGGTCTTACATGTCACATCAACCTTACGGTCACTCACAGCATCAAATGAACACTTGCCCTCAATTGTGAGAATGTATTCGCTAGTGATGCCATTGTAGAAAACAATGCGCCGATCTAATTGAAAATTATCTGCGGCATGTGAAAGGTTTTTAGGGCTCTACGGAATAAGGTGTTGAAACCCACTCCATAGAGTTTTGCTAAATTTGTTAGCTTTGGGTGGAATTCACTTCACCTTTAAGCAATATATCAAAACAAGAATTGCAGTATCCAATCCCTAAATTAGTTATTTCACCAGTAGGCTTAGCTGAACAAACTTTACACACATGGGACTGTTCCATTAATGCAATCATTTCTTCCTCAGATAAGAAACCTGAATAGTCGATAACAGCATTCCCAAGAATTTGTCTATGGTTATCCTTGAACAGTAATTTAGCCCTAAGCATCTCAAAGCTATAACCACGTCCTTGACGATTAATAACCTTTGCAACGCCATTCATTGCTTCGGTATAACCATTAGTAAGTCGCTTGTCGAAGTAAGCAAGTATTTCTTCTCGCCAATTATTCACAGCGGTAACGAGTGGTTTGAAGTCTTTCTTTGATTTCTTCATCTCAGCAGGAATGATATCAAGCCAATCATCTAAAACTCGTTCAGCATCTGCACGGTTGTCTTGATCATACACACAGTAGAACAGCTCTTTCAGATTATGTGCTATGGCTACGTGTGGCTCGTTTGCAAGCCACATATCTGTATTGTATGTACCATGTTGATCAAGGTCTTTGTAACGCATACGAAGTAGTGATTTACGACGCATCCAGTCTTTACCAATCGCTTTTGTGCGATCTTTTGATAACTCGATACGTACACCATCCATAGCTTGGTTTGCCATCCTAACCACATGAAACTTATCAACAACGATTGGTGTGTTTGGAAATACAGCTCGAATAGCATCCTTGTATGGCTTCCACATATCCATGACAAAGCCTTCGATTGGAGCGTCCCTATTAGCTTGCAGCCAATTTGAGACAGCAGACTTATCACGGGTATCAAACATATCAATGTATCGACGCTGCTCGACATTGGTAACGACAAAGCGGAGCTTTCCATCAATGGTGGTTTCATCAATGCCGACCCACCCACTTAAATCGGGTTGATATACTTCATTCAGTTCATCAATGTACTGATTTGCAATGGTTCGGATAGTCTTGTCATTACAGCCTATGCGCTTTGCAACGTTCACAAAGGTGTCATTGAAGATTTCATCACGAATCATTTCAGCGCAACGCTCTGTCATGCGTGTGTTGGGTTCAATACCACCAATAGGTTGAACAAAGGTTATCCCGCAGTCCTTACAGCGATAACGGCTCAATACAGCTTGAAGAACAACTGGTTTTCCACGTACTGGGGCATCCCGATATGAGATAACTTTTGGACCATGCTTGTAGATTTCTTCTGAATCACAGTGAAAGCAGTCTCTAGGTTGCACTAGAAATTCAGCTTTGATGACTAACTCATCTTGGTGTTCAACGCTTAATACATTCCAATTGGAAAGGCTTAGGATGTCCGTCATGTGTCAGCCCTCACTTCTGGTCTTTAAGGCGTTCGACAACCTTGTCGGCTATTTTAGTAATAGATTGATCATTTACGTTCACAGCGTTATCTAAATCTAAAGCCTTATCCAATAGCTCTAAAACTGCTGAATTGAGGGAGAGATTATTTTTTTCAGCATAATCAACCACTGTTTGATATTGCTCTTGTGGCATACGTATTTGCGTACGTTTCCAATCCTCTTGGTTTAAAGTTCTTACTTTATCGATCATTATGCCAACTCTTAAAAAGATGTTGACATAATCGTAATGCCATAATACAGTATTGTCAATGGCGTTATTTTAATGCCAAAATAAAGAAACCCCGATAACTTTCGACGGCATCGGGGCTTCTGTCAACATACTTTAGAAGGAACATCGACATGACTACTTTAACTCAAATCGCAGTACCTTTCCATAATGCTGAACTATATGTTGTTGAGTATGAAGGACAACCCTACACCCCAATGAAAACTATTGTTGAAGGCATGGGCTTGGATTGGAAAAGTCAATTCGTCAAACTAAAACAGCGTTTTGCGCAAGGTATGGTGGAAATCACCATACCTACAAATAGCGGCTTACAAACTATGCTTTGCTTATTGCTCCGTAAACTACCAGCATGGCTTTATTCAATCCATTCCAACAAAGTAAAACCTGAGCTTCGTGACACTGTCATCATGTATCAGAATGAATGTGATGATGTTCTATGGGATTACTGGACAAAAGGACAAGCAATCAATAAACGTCATACTGTTTCGCCTGAACAGAAATCTATTCTTCAAGAAGTTGTTGAACGGAAAGCAGGTGATCAGCGGGCATTAAGAGCACAAATCTGGACAAGACACAATCGACACTTCAATATCAACTCTTACCATGAGCTATTAGCAATTCATTTTGATGACGCTGTGAAATATCTTGAAGAAATGGAAGTTAAAGGCAAGATTGCTCAAA